TAACTTTACCAGAAGCAGTTACTTTCTGTGTTGTACCAGATTTCCATTTAAAATACTTATAGTTATCAGGTAGTCTAGGATCTGAAAAGATTTCAGCTGGATCTACATCATACTGTTTAAGTCTATCTACTATATAAGGTATATCGAAACTGATGTTCCATATAGCTAAGAAGTCTGGTTGCCACTCATGAACCTTATTTATAGCATCTCTTATTACATCAAGCTCTGTTTTACATATTTTATATTCTAACTTAATAGTTTTAGCTACTTCTCTATCTGGAAAGTTCTTTCTAGCCATATCTTCTAATATCTTAGTTACATCTACCTGATGTGGTAGAAATGATTCTAATATAGTAGTAAATATTCTATCTTCCATACAGACTGATATAAGTATAATTTCATCTGTAAGAGTATTAGTCTCAATATCTAATGCACATACTATATTAGGAGAACTGTAATTAGGATACTTCTTAGTATACTTATACATTATTTCATCTGCAGCTCTTATATCAGTACCATATAGATATGGATCATTAGCTATATCTCTCATAGCCTTACAACCTACGTACTTAGAACCTAACTTAGAAGCAGCTACTCTAGGTAGCTCTGATTGAGTACAAGTATATCTATTTAACTTACTTATATCTTCAGTCTCTTTCTTCTGTTTATGATTTTTATTAAACTCTTTAGTAACCCAAAATGAACGTTTATAGTTAGGCATAGGTCTTAAGTTACGTACTGAAGAACCATCTTCAAACGTTACTACCTCTTTTACATAGTGCATATCTTTTCTATCTATACGATCATCTTCAGGAACATAAGATACAAACTTACATTCTCTACCTACTATAGCACCTCTATCAGTAGGTAGTTTATTAAGCTCTTTAGTTACTTCATATTCCACATTATACTCCTTTCTATACTTATCTAGTAATAGTTAGCTCTATTTATAAAAATTCTTGATTTTCTAGCTAGGAAATACATTTAAACATAAGGAGAATTATGCCACAATACGAAATTCTACAAGATGGTGCTAAACTAGACGAAGCTATAAAAGCTGAGAATGTAGTATTATCACTATCTAAGTTAGTAGGGTTATGGTTTAACGAAGATGGTAGTTTATTACTAGAGCAACCAGTGTTAGATAATAAACTATCTAATATTATATTCGTTAAAGAGCAATACCCTAAAGACTACAACGAGAAGACATTACTATATAACATAATATTAAAACCTATAACTGTAGATAAAGAAGTTATAAGCTTTAAAGTTAAGATAGTAGAGTCTAAGGAATACGGAGAAGTTATTACTTCTACTATAGTAGATACTGAAGTATACTATAAGTCTAATAAAGATGAGTTCTATATAGACTTTACTGGTTTAGTATGCTATAGAGTTAACAACGATGATGTAGAGAATGAAGCTGAAGTACTAGATGACGTACAAGAGCTTTATAGGGATCCAAGAGTAGTTGCTTACCATAGTAAGTCTGAAAAGAACATACCTGGTTGGGAAACTGTATTAGCGCACTTTGGTATAGAAGAAGAGCAATCTGTTCCAGTAGTACCTGGTAAACTAGAAGAAGAACCAATTAAAGAACTAGTAAGTGATCCTGAGAAAGCACAACCAGTACAACCAGAAGCTAATGTAGTAAATAAAGCAGAAGCTAAAGAAGAACCTAAGAAGAAATCTAAGTTATTACCTATAGCTTGTATAGCTCTATTTGTTATTATAGTAGCTGGTATAGTAGTATATGAATATTATAATTAAAAAAGATATAGAGTAAGAGTACATACAGTACTCTTACTCTATTTAATATATCTTTAGAATGCATATTTCTTTACATTACCTATACGTTTTATTCTAGCTTCATCAGTAACTTTACTTAATAGATCTTGTAAGTTGAAAGCTACTATCGACTCTTCATCTAGAGTATCATATAGAGATTTAGCTTTAGTAGCTAATTGTTGTTTTATATAAGGGTCTTCACATTTCTTCATACGGTCTAAGTATACTTCTAATGCATCTTTAATACGTTGTTGTTTAATACGTTTATATTCTTCTACTGGACCACCATTTTCATCGCTTATAGCTATCTTAACAGATGATAGTACTTTAGATGTATCTATACCATAAGACTCTAGGTTTTTACCTTGTGTTAGTAGGTAATAAGGCAAGAGAAATCCTACAACTAAATCATCGTGTCCACCATTTGGATGGTCTATACGACCATTTTTTATAACGAGAGACTCTAGCTCTGTAATGAGTTCATTATCTCTTACTAGATGTGCGGTATACTTAATAGAACTATTAAATACAGTTCCATATAGGTTATCTCTAGAGTTCTTACCAACACCAGATGTCCTATATCCAAATTCTCTTCTATACTTATTATAAATATCAGATAGACCAAATCCTCTACTTATATTATCCCATAGCTTAGCATACTCTTTATTAGTATCTCTTTCATCTGCTATATAGTTAAATATTCTAGTAAACGGATTATATCCTTTACTAATAAATATCTGTGCTACAGTATCTATTATAGCTACTCCAGTAGATTTAGCTTCTGGTATGAACGTCATATTAGGATACTTTATAAGTAAGTTAGCTATAAAGTTAGATAACGTAAGTACGTTAGTCTCGTTTATAATAGCAGTACATAATACTTCACCTGTAGATACATCTCTACCACATAAAGCAGTATAGTCATTACCTATCATTTCAGAACTATCCATACCTAGCACTACTTGTCTACCTGGTAGTCCATTTAGTACTTCATCTTCTTCTACATACCAGTTCATAACGTAACCTTCTGTAGAAATATCTACATACTTCTTAGACATAAGAGAATCTCTTAACCTTATTAGATTCTCTTTAGAAATAGGAGAAGCTGCTGAACCTTGTGACCATTTATTAAGAAAGTCAGCTTCGGCTCTATCTCCAGTAGCATTAGCTTCTAATATTCTTTCTTTTAGCCATTCATCAGTTTTACCTAGTTGTCTATGGTTATACTCTATAAGTACTGATAAGTTACCACGTCTAGTGTTTTTACGTATAGTATCGTTAAGTTCATCTTGATTAGGTAAGTCTAAGAACTTTTCAGTCCACCTAGCACAACCATCGTAGATCCACTTAGCATAGGCACCTTCTTCGGTATTAATATAACCTGGTGTTGTAGTGTAGGTATTATAATAGTGCGAACCAGAGTTCTTAGCATTCTCTCTAGCAGCACCAGTAGCAGCTAGAGCTGTCTCTAGAGATTCTTTTACATGTGGTATAAAAGCTAACTCATCTACCTGGAGTATAGCAACTGTAAGACCACGGCCTACTTTCATAGCACCAGCCAATGTATTTTGTCCAACTACTGTATCTAATCTATTCTTAAGAGAGTTTATAGTAATATTCTCTGTATTATTACTATCTGATTTATCTCTAGTGTTAATATACCATGGTAGTAGATCGAATATAGATTTAAGCCTCTCTATATTCGATACACGTAGTCCATTATCTTTAGTAAATAATACCATCTTAATGTTAGTACCACCTGCTATAAGCATATAGGTATTACAACTATCTGCAACAACTGATTTACCAGTTTGTCTAGGCATGATAATCATAGTAGTCAAGTGGTTAAAACAACACCATAAGTAAGCTATATTAGCTCTATTAGCTATAAAAGATATACCTGCTAGTGTACCAGAAGTTGGTATCCTTATAATCTCTCTAAAGAAATACCATGGGTTTTCAGATACTTCAGTAACTATAGCATACCTTTGGTCTGTAGTAAGGTTAGGATCGAATGGATCTACACCTTGTAAATCTGGATTATGTAAAGCTAATAGAAAAGCATGATTCTCTACTCCCATAGCTTTATAGATCTGAGCTACACGTATAAAACTTTTATTAGTAGTTTTAGTATCCACTATGGCTTTGGGATACTTATTCCAATCTGATAATCTTAATATCATATCTATATTCCTTATATTTAATCATCAGTTCAACTTAGAGTCTGTTTTATTATAGAATAGCTCTATAGACTGATTTAAAATTTAATTTAAAAGGATTTTACGTATGTTGGTAAAAGAAGACTTAGAGAGAGTAAATAAGTTTACTAAAAGGTTTAAAGGTTGGAATAAGATAATCTATATATGCTATCCTGGACTTATAACAGAAGATCTTAAGAATACTATAAGAGCTTCTTATAATAGAGAAGATCTTACTATAGATGCGTTTACACCTAGAGACTTTCCAGAACTCTATATAAGAGATAAAGAAGATAATGAATATATTATACGTGGTTATCAACAACAGTACTATAAAGCTATAGATCTTAACTTATTAGTATCTAATGCTGAAGTAATACTAGT